CTTTTTGATCTGCAGCATCTTGTGCAGCATCCTTTGCAGTTAGTCCAGTGTATGTTCCCTTAGCCCCCGTACTCTTAATTACTTTTCCAAAATGTGGTTTTTTAGGTACATTAAATACACTCTTCTCCTTCGGTGCAACATATCCTTTATAAGCTTCTGCAGCTGCGGCACCTGTAACACCGATCTGTCCTGTACTTGCTAAGTAATCTTGCCACTGTTGTTCTGCAGTTGCATCTGAAGCTTTAGTAGCTTTTGCTCTAGCTGCGTCTTGTGCAGCCTTTTCTGCAGCAGCTTTTGCTGCTATATCTGCAGCACTATCTCCTACTTCAAGAACTTCAATACCTTCTTGTCCATATGCTGTTGTATCAACAACTGTTTCAGCTGGAGGTGTTGCAGGTGCTGTTGCAGCTTCATACGCTTCAAAAGCTGCCTTTTCTTGTGCCTCTCGTTGTGCCGCTTCAGCAGCTAATCGTACAGCTTTTTCTGTCTCAGTTTCATCAAGATCCTCATCACTTGCTTCAAGGGCAGCAATTCTTTCTGCTTCTAATCGTTCTGCTTCTAGTGCTGCAGCAACTCTTAATCTCTCCGCTTCTGCTTCTTTTGTTGCTGCCAAGTCCTCAAGTCTCTTCCTCTCTATTTCGTCTGCTTCTAGTTCTGCAGCCTTTCTTAATCTCTCTGCTTCAGCCTCCGCTGCAGCAGCCGCATCTGCATCTGATTTATCTGTAATACTCTTATCATACGCAGCTGCTTGATCTACAAGATTTGTAACAGCCCCAACGATTTCTGTAAGTGCAGGATCTCTCAATAGATCATTTTCCCAGTCACCAGCAGCTACTGTTCGCATCCAGTCAGGGACATCTTCACCAAGTCCTTCTAATCTCGATATTTCTGCAAGAGAACTCTTTTGAAAACTGTTTAGTTGACTGAGAACAAAGTTGTACTCTTCTTGTTCCTCCGTCGGATAATTTGCAGCCCATAGTTCTTTTTCAGCTTCAGTACCATATAACTCAAGCCAACGTAGTCGTGCGGCTCTATCCGATGTACCAGGATTTCTAGATAAAATATTACCTTCAGCATCTGTATTTACCCAAACAGCTAAGTTATCTGGAGATACATCCCAATGACCAATAACATTACCCTCTGCATCATATTCTCTTTCTAAAAAGGCTGAAGGATTAAATTTACCTTGACCATTAGTATTATACTGCCACATATTTCCAGCTATACCAGTACCACCCGCCTCTTTATTAGCAGCTTCAGTAGTTCCTGGCATTGGTTGTGCATTTGATGGGATTAGATCCGCTCTAATCTCACTTAGTATATCTTTTACATCCATAACAGGAACACCATCTACTGTAGGCTTTCCAACAGTGTCTCCTCTATCACTAAAGTAAAGTGGTGGGAAATTACCTTGACGACCCTCAGAACCTATTTGTTCATATTGATCCATCTTATTCCACTGGTCATACCAACTCCCCGCAGTTTGTAATAAACTATCTGCACCAAGTGCAGCGGCAGCTCTTGTTCCTAAACCAAAATCACTTTCTCTTCCTGTTGAATTTATAAAATTAGGAAACTTAACGTCAAAACCAGCAATAGTAATTGGTGGTTCCCCCATACCCATAGGGATTTCTACTGGTTGCATAGCATATTTAGGATCACTTGCTAGTCGAGTCTGTCCCAATAAATAGCCTACCCAATGCTTTATACCATCTTTTCTTTTTATAATACTCTGTTGATCTGGGGATAATGAGGCCATTTCATCCGCAGATAAATTCTGAAGTTCGGCTGGAATTGCTGATTCAATAACACCCATATCACCACCAGCATTTAGTACAGCATTTAACCAAGGGCGAACAGATGTGGGAACACCTTCTAGCATACTCTTACCTACTTGTACTTCTGATGCTTGATCAATTTCCCAAGCACCGCGTCCAGTAGGATTATTAGGATCTTTTGGAATCCATCGTAGTGATGCTGGAGATGGCCCTATCCACGGCAACGTATCAATTAACTCTGGTCGTTTAGTTATTGGGTCGTAAGACCATGCAATTCCTGTCTTTATTAGTTCTGCAGGAAGGGCTGGCATTTGATCTTCTCTTGGATTATACGGGTTCGCTTGCTCAACTTTGCCATTTAATCTACTGTATATTCTAGCAAGTGCTGGAACATCTCCTTCATCTACTCCAAGTAGGTCAGGATTTAGTAAGGCATCTTTTAGGTCCCACCAACCTCCGGCGTGTATGTCAATTGTCTTTACGTTGCCATCAGCACTTTCAGTAACTACACCAAGATAATCTTTAATAAGTGTAGAATTTTTTAGTATATTCCATGATTCTTCATCGAGCACTAGTTCAGCAGTGTCTGGTGCCATTGTTCCGTCACCTTCTTGTGCCATTATTTCTATTCTAATTGTATAAGGCTCTGGTGCAACAATAAATGCATCACCTTCTAATTGAGTACCTTCTGGTGCAGGACTATCTACTTTTGCAGCTGCGGATACTAATGCAGTCCAACGAGCTATAGTCTCTGCAGCGACTGGCCTATCTTCATCAGTTCTGTGGTCTCTTATTGTTTCGTCTGCATCAAATAAAAATGCGTAGCGTTTTTTATACCATGTATACCAAGCTAAAAACTGATTTAACTTCTCCTGATCAGCAGATGGATCTTGCCATCTTTTCATAACCTCCATTACTTGCTTTAATGTAATACCGTTACTAAGCATATAAGGGGTCTGAGCTAGAGATGTTTTTGTTGCACCTTTAGCTGGGGGTGAGTTCCCAACATTACCCGCGTTAAACTCGTCCTCCATCCAATCTGTTGTCATTAGCTTGCCCCTTGTTTATCAATTTCACTAAGTTTTTTCTCTACTTTGGCGGCAATTTTGACCATCCAATCAGGTCCGAGCTTGTCTACTATCTGTACTTGTTCCATTGGCTGCATTGTAATAAACGATTGTCTTACCATTGAGCTAATTAGTGCATCTTCAGGATATCTATCTAGAATATGTCCACGTACCTTTAAAACCGCATCAAATATGTGATTATCTAGTTTTTCTGGATAAGCTTCTTTCGCCATTAAACGCCCATCCCCGGTGGTAGATTTGCTAAAGGATTTTCTTCAGGCACTGGTAGTGGTGTAGCATTATCTGCCATACCCTGATCCGCTCCCATTTGAGCTAATAATCCTTCCATTTGCATTTGGTCTGGTGGAGGACCCATAGGTGCTGGAGCCTCTGGTGCACCTTGTTGGCTCATCTGTCCTCGCATAGCAACTTCATCTGGAGTCATTGGAGCCGCTGGGGGTCCTTCGCCTTGTTCAGCAAGTGCTGAGAGTTCTTCTTGTACCATTTGTTGTATAGTTGAGCGTTGTGCAATAGTTTGTAACTGTGTATCAATAAGTTGTTGCATAACCATTGGATTATCTTCAGCCCTTGTAGAAATAATCTCATCACGCCATGTTTCAGGATCTTGAGCATGTAGCAATCGTTTCATAACAACTTTAGCTGGCATAAGTTCTGAATTCTTAAGGGTAGCTGCAGCCGCAACATTACGTAGTTCTTCAAGTGGGAACCTTGCTCGTAAGTGCACTTTAGTATTTCGCATACCCTTTGTATCTTTGCCTTTTATATTAAATGCAAATGACTCTACATTATCTTCAGAGTCCATTCGACCCATAACTTCGATAGGAACATCCCATGAATATCGTTGTGACAAACCAACTATTTTAGCATTAACATCTTCAAGAGCCATTTGTACATTCTCGACAGGTTTAAATACTTTAATCAATGAGGCTTGTTGCTGTGCAATAGTATCAATACCACTAGAACCTGCTTGTGGTAGTGAGAAACCTTCTTCGTCTATTTGTACACGAAAGAAGTTTGTTAGTTGATCTAGGTCAGGCAGCGTACCCCTAAATTGGAGGTAGTACACATCCTCTCCTTCGAGGATCTCAATTGTACCTGACCCCGGCTCAATGTCTACTGGCTCATCATTGACGCGCCGAATAACCATTGTTGGGTCTGCATACAAATCTGCAATACGCATATGCCTATTAAGTAGCCATTCCATTTCAGCTACACTGTCAACAAGCGCATAGTTTACAGAAAGTCCCATATTACCACCTTGCGTAGAAGTAGTCTTTGCACAGTGGAATATAGTAAAAGGTAAACAATCATAGAACTTCATAACTGAAGGACGCATTACAAATTGATTATGAGCAGATACAGCATGAATAATCGAGTCCCCTTCCCATGCCCAGTAGTCTACTACTTCAACTGTTTTTTCTGGGTGTAAAGGTTCTGTATAATCTAAATCTTCATCTTCGCGCTCGGTATCATTATAGTTTAGTTGAACACCCCACTGTTCCTCTACTTCATATACTTTCATCCAAGTACGGTGTACAATAGCTTTCCATTGTTCGTGAGTTCCACCAGCGATGGGGAACACGTCTCTAGGATCAATATTCTTTATCTCAATTGGAAAGTGATACATAGGTTTATCACCTTTAAAATCGTCGTCATCATCTGCATAGGTATTCCGTGACCAAGTGGTTCTTAAAACACCCCAACCATACAATAACTGATTAAATATAGCATCATGTATAGGATTAGAACCCCATTTTCGGGTATTTAATTGATATACACCATGGAGCAGTCTCACTACTCTTTCTGCACGAGATGAACCAGACAGTACTTCTATTACAGGTTCTTCACCTGTCATCATAGTATGCGCTCGTTGTACTGAGGAAAAAGGTATATTGAGTGTGACTAAGTGTTCATTCTCAATGTTTGAACTAGTATCAACCTGCTCTGAGAGAGGAGTATCAGAACCTTTAACTGTTGAGCGATCATAGTGATCTCGATAATACCAACGTTCTTGACGGGCAAACTCTTCATCTCGGTCATAGTAGAAGCTTAATCCAAACTTAAGGTCTGACATCATACGGTCCAAAAAGCGTTCATCACGTTCTTGGTTAGCTTGGATCTCTGCTTCACCCTCACCAATTTCGATTCCTTTAGCGTATAGTATCTCTCTCATTATCTATGCCTCGTGCCAAAGTGCTTCTTCATAATTTGTTTTCGTCGTGGCCGCCCTCGGCTAGTGATATCTATTACTTCTTTTGCCATAAGTGCGACTCCCATACTGCTTACTCGATCATCATGCCCTGCACCTTCTGCACCTGTACGTTGTCCTGTTCTTACATATGATTGAGCCTCATATACAAAATCCATCTCTCTCACTTTTAAATTACGTTGAGCGATTTCAGTTTGTAATCGACTCTCCATTATTGCTTTTGTTTTGGAATTTGTAGGCCAACCCTGTTTATTATCGCCATCCCCTGTCTTTTTATCTTTCTTATATAAAAAGATATTTTCGTATTCAAAGACATTCTTCAATGCAGATAGCACTGCGAAGCCGTGGTTATTTCTTTCCACAGCCAGCAATGCACGATTAAAACTTCTACCTAACGCCGCAAGAAGTCCTGCGAAAGTATCCGGGTCAAAACGCCCTGCAATACTTGCATACTGTTCCCCAGTTGCGGCATCAATTACTTGTGCCACTGAAAGGTCTCCGTTAGGTTCACCACCTGCAGGGTCTGCTCCAACTATAAAACCTTGTCCTACTCGTGGTAATGTCCAGATTTTTAAGTCAGGCCAGTCCCTTTGTAAGTCGTGTAAGTATCCGTTTCTACTACGGATTTCACTTACAGTTAGAGGATCTCTACAATGTGTCTCTGCTATATATTGTAACCCATCTAGGTCAAAAATGCAACCCCCAGTAGTAATAAAAGATTCCAAAGGGCTGGAAGGGTATTCTTGTTGAAAAAGCTTATCATCTGTATAACTAGACTTCTTCTCGTCGTACCACTCATCATCTCTTCCCGGTCGTAAATGGTAAGGGAGGAACACTCCTTCAAAGCCATTGTCGTGTGCTTCAGCCCCTTTCCACATTTTGTAGTAGAAGTTACCTAACCCATTAGCAGTGCTTACTCCAATGAACTGACCACCTGCATC